GGCCGCAAAGCCAATCAAGCGAGCGCGTGTCGACGCCGCGTGTTTGCTCCATTTCGCTATGCAACTCCGACAGCAACGCGTCCGCTCCGGCAATGCGCTGGCGGTGAGGTCTAGGCTCGCGGATGATCGTGTACCAGTAGTGGTCGCGGTTGTCCCAGTAGATGCCGACAGGCAATTTGCGCTGGTCGATGTGCTTAGGGATAGACGGATTGTGCTTGCGCTGGCGTGGCATCTTTTAAATCACGTCGTCCGGGCTGTATGTGTCATCGTTGGCCGACTCCGAGCCAACCCCCAGGGCTTTGTTGACGGCTTGCAGCGTCGTCCATGGACCGTCCTTGCCATCGCGCACCCGGATACCTTGCGAGCTTGCCCAGCGGCGCACGGCTGACGCGGTGCGCTTCCCTGACAACTGGCGAAGTTGGTGCGCGTCGACAATCTGTGGGTTGGGTGTCATCTCAAGCCGCCTCGTCTAGTCCCATACGTCGCTGCATGTCTTCAGCCGTCCACTTGCCATAGATGCACCAGCCACCGCCGCGCCGGTGCGGGTACTCATATCCACTACACCGGCACGTAAACGTGCATCCTTGTGGCCGCGAGGTGAGCGCTCGACGCCTCCCGCGCTGGCACCGGGTGCGATGGCATTTGCACTTCACTTGCTGCATGACGCGCACGATTCGGCGAAATACCGTAAAACCTGGCTTTGCACGGTCTCCGATCCATTGGCACGTCTTGTTGCACACCCGACCACGGCGGACGCGCCCTCCGGTGAAGTCAACAAAAGCCACGTGCGTCGGTCGGATTCAGAACAGTGAACGACCCACCCTCGCGGTGCAGGAGGTTGCGCGGTGGCGCTCCCTTTAGCGGTGATGTATCGCTCCGCGATGATGCGCAGATCACCCAGCCGAACGCAGATATTTTCCTCGCCGTCAAACTCCGGTTGATCCGCCTCACAAACGTCACGGATGAACAAATCAATGTCAGCCATTGCATTCATGTCGCTCTCCATTAGAAGGGAATTTGCTCATCCCAAGCCTCACACCCTTTAAGCTGCTCGCTTTCCGGGACCCTCGCTTTCCAGTGATCGCAATAGCCATTCAGGAACGCCACGCATTCCGCGCACGGCGTCAGGTCTGGCAGGTTTTCGAGTGTTGTCACTATCGTTTGCGCTGCTCGCAGCATGCGTAACTTCAGTGCCTTGTTCGGCGGTTGCGGCGAACTCATGTTTGATAATCTCCGGGAATTTGTCCGTTTCATCGACGGTTATTGAAGTCGGTCGCGCCAGTGCATCAGCAACCGCTAGCGCCTCTTCGACTGTGCGCGGACACGATCCATGCATGCGAGCGTTCCACCACGAAACCGCCTTCATACGGGCCATGCCCGCGTGCTCGATGCATATCCACTCGCTGAACCTGCGCATGCCGCACGAGTAGGTGACCTTCAGGCTTGCCGGCTTGCCCGGCTTCTGGTGATGCACGTATGCCACGCTCGACACTTCGTGCGTTGATATCTTTCGCGCTACATCCGTCGAGAGAATGGGCGCATCTACTGGGCGGTCTGAATGCTGCGGATCGACACTTCCGAATTTGTGTCCGCACTGGTCGCACTCGCGCATACCCGATGGCAACAGCGATTTGCATTTAGGGCACTCTTTCATGCGGCCTGTCTGCACTTCCTGCTTTCTGCCAGGCTTCGGTGTGCTCACCTTTATTTGATCAATTGGCCCGTGTTCCAGTGTGTTGCCCGCATAGTCGAGCAACAGTGCGTCCGGCTTCGGTCCGTATGCGATCGCCGCAAGGCGTCCTGCCGTCGTGGAAAGGTCATAGCCGTCCGCATAGATCACGCGGAACTCGCGACCCACTTGCTGGTAATACAAGCCGGGTGACTTTGTTGGTCGCAACATGGCCACCACGGAGACCATGGGATTGTCGTACCCAACCGATGCGACGTTCACAAGCCACCGGTACTTACCGGATTTGTGCCCGCTGATCGCATCGGCGCGTCCGGGGCTGCCTTGGTACAGAACGGCAACCTTTTCACCGTGGCGTTCAAGCTCGGCTTGCACGGCTAACACATGGTCGATGTTCACGCAGAACACCATGCCAGAGCGCCGCCCTTCGCTGCGTTCGAGCATGTCGCGCATCGTGCGCCCCACCAGGCCATTGGCCATCATGGCTTCGGCCAGCTCGCCCTCTACGTACTCGCCGCCGCGGACATGCACGCCGCTTAGGTTGGCGCGCTCCAGCCCTCCAGGGGTAACGATGCGGGACAGGTAGCCATCGGCGATCAGGTCGGGAATGCGTGCCTCATACGCGATATCGTTCAGCACGTAATCCGGACCGCAAATGGGCACCGCGCGACCCTTGAGCCGGTACGGCGTCGCGGTCAGGCCGCCGACACGCAGATGCTGGTTGAACTTCATACATGATTCGATGAAGCGCAAATACATGCCTTCACCTTCAAGCGGAATGCCCTGTGCCTCGTCGATCAGCAGCAGGTCAAAACGGCCAAGCATCGGCGCTTTGTCCGCGACGCTCTGAATCTGCATGTACTGCACTTTGTTGAAGCGATCGCGCCGACGTAGGCCGGCCGCGTAAATGCCCATAGGTGCATCTGGCCACATGGAGCGCAGCTTCTCGGCGTTTTGCGCTACAAGTTCCTGGCTCGCGGCCAGAATGCCCACGCGTGCATCAAACTCTTTGACGCCATCCATGGCCAGGACGCCCATAAGAGGAGACTTGCCGGCGCCGGTAGGGAGCACGATGCAAGGATTGCCGCTACACATGCGCAGGTAATCCCAGAATGCGTCCCTGCCTTTTTCCTGATACCAGCGCAATTGCATTACGCGGCCTCCGGCGTAGCCAGTCGCAAAGCTTCTGCCAGGCAAATGTCCACGACGCGCTCGCACGTCGCTATATCGAACATGCCGATGTGGCAGTCGGCCGGCTGGATACCGAGACGATCGGCAAGCCAGCGGTAGCGGGAGGAACGCTTGCCCCGGCCCTTCTTCCACAGCGGATCAAACGCTGCATGTGCATCCATCTTGGCGCGGCGCAGCGCTGCGTCAGCGAGTCGCCCCAGCGGCTTCACCGTGCCGCGATGGACGCCCACCCATGCGCCACATGGCCGGCACATGTAAAAGCGCAGCTTGTGCAGGTCAGGTCGGTGCGGATACACCTGTGATCCGCGCACAAATGACGTTTGACGCGAGCAGTAGTCACACAACACAGGCGTCATGCTGCGTGCCTCTGGCTCTTCTTGACGCGGTGGCGGTGATTTTTGCCGCCGACGATATTGCGCTCTACCTTTGTGGCAAGCAGGTCTTCGCTGATGAGCTGCCAGAGAGCGAACCGACCAGGGCGCGGCGCGTAGACGCCCACCAAGTCTTCCTCGACAACGCCTCCGGGCGACTCAACCGTCACATGTCCGTCCGGCGAGAGGCAGACCGCGCGCGGTTTGGATGACTCAGCAATGACGATTGCGGCGCGGTCTGCGCAATCGCTGATGGTATGCATACCGAGTCGGCCGCATTTAATCTCGTTCATTCGTTATGCCGCCTCTTTGTGTTCGACAATGCGCGCGTCGAACGCGTCGCGAAGCTCGTTCGCCGTCTTGTCGCGGATGAGTGCTGGCGTCGCCGCAGCCAGCTCTGAGGACTCGAAGCTGCCCGGTCCGCGTGCGCCGTTGCGGAAAGTGAAGCCGTCCGCAGCCTTGTATTCGACCCAGTTGTCGTCATTGCTGGCGTCTACGGGCTCGCCCCAGCGCTTGAGCAGGGCGGGGATGTAGCGATGCTCCGGGCACGCTTCCTGCTGAGCTTCAGCCGGGATATCCGCGTTCCACTTCGCGCACGACCAGCGCCCGTCGCCGTCCTTCTCGGGTGTCGAATGGAGACACGTACGGCACGAAACGCGCGGCAGTTGCGTGGTATGGCAAACCTTCGTTGCCGGGCAGAACTTGCACTTGAAGAAAGACGGGTCCGTGCTGATTCCCTGCGGCGGCGCTTCCGCAAAGATGATGCGCTCGGCCTTCGCTTCCAGGCGCGCGCCTTCGGCTTCGTCTGCGTTGATGCGCTCCGCGTAAAGGCTGTCATCGTCCTTGCACACAGCCAGATACAGCGTGCGCTCCAGGGACGCTAGGCGCATCTCGATTTGGTTTTGCGCGACGTGCTCGGGATGAGCGATGGCAACGCCTTTGCCAGGCTGCGGAAACTGCAAGGGCGCCTCGCGGTGCTTGCGCCTCTCGTCAGGCTTTCCCGCCATCTCGCTAAACGACTTCTCGCCGCTGGTCTTATAGCTGACGTTGTGCCAGGTCTTCGGCGCTTCCGGCACGCCCAGTGCGACGCCGTCGATCTTGGCGACGAAATGGCCGCCGCACGCGGTGAAAGTGAACTGCTCCCCCGTGGAAGGGTCGAGGTCTTGAACCTTGCAACCGATGCCGCGCAGCTCTTCGGTGAAGAGCGCTTCTTCGCGGTGGCCGCGATTGAACAGTCGCACCATGCGTCCGTCGAATTGTTCAACTGCGCACCAGCGGAATGCGTACCACAAGCGTTGCTCGCATTCTTGGCCGATCTGCGAAGCGCCAAGGCGGCGCGAAAGCCGCTGCGGCTTGGCTGCCCACCAATCATAGATAGCCTTGACGGTGAGCGATTCGGGCTTGCTGGGTAGGGATGCCATCATGGATACCGTGTTGGTTGAAGGTGTGCCGGGTGTCCGCGTCTACACCGCCCGGCCGGCGCAGGAGTCGGGCTTCCATG